GTACATATCTCGTAGCCAAGTTTACACCTGGCCTTGAAATGTGTACCGGGATCTGGACAATTCGTGCTTGGGCTCATTATGCAGCGACGTTCTAAGTCACTGCACACTAAGCTCGATATTGGAATCAAGGCAATTACAAGCCAAAAAACCAATATCCGCACAATATGTCTAGCTTTCACCACCGAGTAGTTTGGTGATGATCGCATCCGAAGTGGCAGTGTAGAGGGCCTTAAAGCCATCATACACAGCCTTGACCTCAGCATTCGAGTATCCCACAACAGGAACATCGAAGACCATGTAATTACTCATGGAAACTTCGCTGTTCGTTGTAGGGATAAACGGATCTGCGGCGTACTTCGAATGATCCAGACGGATGACGTGACGCTTTCTACGCCCGTAGGCGTGGTCCAGCGTTAGGTCAACCGTCCCGTCAGAACTCGAATAGACGGACTTATTCTCTCCCGTGCTAATGCGCGGGAGGGAAATAGCCGTCCCCGAGATAGTGACGGACTGTGGATCTGAGAGCGCCATAGGCACCTACTCCTTCTGCCTGATCGAATCAGGCGATTGGGGTGTATTGGCAGCGGTGTAATCACCGCCTAGGAGCTTCGGGATAATCCCAAAGCCCCCAGAATGGCAAGCTGGGCGGACGACAAACCGTCCCAGGAAATGCCAAAGCCAAAGGGGTTCGCTTGCTTCCTGACTTTCGTTTCAACACGAATAGTCGATGGAAGCAACTGGACGGGCTCACCATAAGCGGTGGCTCCCTCCAGAGTATAGATAATTTCATTGATGGTATGTTCCATCATATATCCATACTGCATTACCAGACCCTGACTTACCATATCACCGATCGTCGATAAGACGTCACCGGTGTTGGTAAACCAGTCTATGGCCCAGCTCCACGGAGAGAGGTTCCAGAGAACATCTGGAGTAAGAGACACACCGAACAAACGGTCTGCCTCTGCTCCAAGTTCATGGACAGTACCAAAGGGTGTCGAATCCTGTGGTACGCCATAAACAAATGCTCCAGAGAACCATCTACGTTTAGTAGATATAGTGGTCTTATACCACTTGCCTCCCGTGGATGACGGTATCTCATTCCCCGTAATTCCTGCGTTTGTAACAAATAACTTGTTACTTGACAGGAGTGTCGGAGGTGAGGTAACCGTCTCGACAGGAAAGTCGTAGCGCCTACGGATGGTATTCCCTCTATCCGCTCTATACTGACTAAGTATATCGCGAGAATGGGTAACAGCGTTCCCGAAACTGAGAACGTCGTTAACCAAGGGGACCCATCCGAACTGAACATTCAGGTATTCATCGCCCGCATTACGCGCGCGAAGAGTCCTG